AAAAAGTGGGGGATTTTAATAAAAAAGAATCTTCAAACCCTTGAAATTCAAGGGATGGAGATTCCGAGAGAATATTTCATTAATAGGAGGAAAAGATTATGAACAAAATTTTAGAACTGCGCGAGAAACGCGCCAAAGCATGGGACGCTACCAAAGCGTTCTTAGATACCAAGCGTGGCACAGATGGTTTAATTTCTGCTGAGGATGAGGCAACTTACAACAAAATGGAAGCCAATGTAATTGCTCTTGGTAAAGAAATAGACCGTTTGGAAAAACAAGCTATATTGGATGCGGAACTTAACGCTCCTATGGCTAATCCATTGACAGGCAAGCCAGCTAATCCCAAACTGGAAGGCAAAACCGGCAGAGCAACCGACGAATACAGGAAAGCATTCTGGAATGCTATGCGTACACGTGCCGGGGAGGGTCTTGATCCCGCCGTAAAAAATGCTCTTAAAATCGGCACAGATTCGGAAGGTGGATACTTAGTTCCTGACGAATTCGAGAGAACTCTTGTCGAGGCTTTGGAGGATGAGAACATCTTCCGTAGACTGGCTAAAGTTATCACTACCGCTTCCGGCGATAGAAAAATTCCGGTGGTTGCATCCAAGGGCACAGCCTCATGGATTGATGAGGAAGGTACAATTCCAGAAAGTGACGATAGCTTCGGCCAAGTATCGATTGGAGCCTATAAGCTGGGTACGATGATCAAGGTTTCTGAGGAACTTCTAAACGATAGCGTATTTCAGCTTGAACCTTATATTTCAAGGGAATTTGCAAGACGTATCGGTAACAAGGAAGAGGAGGCTTTCTTCATTGGCGATGGCTCTGGTAAACCGACTGGTATCCTGGCAGCCACAGGAGGAGCGCAACTCGGTGTAACTACTGCGGGTGCAACAGCCATCACTCTCGATGAAGTGCTTGACCTGTTCTATTCATTAAAAGCACCTTATCGTAATAAGTCTGTATTTATCATGAACGATTCTACAGTAAAGGCAATCCGTAAACTGAAAGACGGTCAAGGTCAGTACCTATGGCAGCCATCTATCCAGGCTGGAACTCCGGATACTATTCTTAACCGTCCGCTTTTTACATCTTCCTATGTGCCTGCTATTGCAGCTGGAGCGAAGACAATAGCATTCGGTGATTTCAGTTATTACTGGGTAGCCGACCGTCAAGGTAGAGTATTTAAAAGACTAAATGAACTCTTTGCTGTTACTGGCCAGGTAGGCTTTGTTGCTACTCAACGTGTAGATGGAAAACTGATTCTGCCTGAAGCCATTAAGGTACTTCAGCAGAAAGCTTAATGGAGGTGCATTATGAGCTATAACACAAAGAATTACACCGAACAGGGCGGTGAAAAAACCGTCATCGGTGGTACTTTGGAGATTAAACAGGAGGCCTCGGTAACGGGGCTTCCTATTGCAGAGAATCAAGCAGATAGCACTGCTACAGATGTAGCAGGTCTTACCACAGATTTCAACGCCCTACTTGCTAAGCTAAAAGCGGCTGGTTTGATGGTGGCCGACGAATAATCACTGGAAGGAGGCAGTCAGTATGACAACGGATAATCTTCTGCCTAAAGTAAAAGCAAACTTAATTATGTCGCATGATGCAGATGACGGCCTTCTGTTACATTACATCAAAGCGGCTGTCTCCTATGCGGAGAGTTACCAACACGTCACTGAGGGATATTACACCGAAAATACTATGCCATCCACCACGGAACAGGCAGTAATCATGCTGTCGAGTCATTTTTTTGAGTCTAGAGATGGCTCGACGGCTGGTTTCTTTGCTGATAGTGTTCAGGCTGGTCAGCAGGTATGGAACACGGTGAACCTACTTCTACGGCTTGACCGGGATTGGAAGGTGTGACATGAGTTTTGGAAAAATGAATACTTTCATCGATATCATCAGCACAGTACCTGTCAAGGATGCGGAAGGTTTCGTTAAAAAGGGTGACAACATACTCGCCAGTGTAAGAGCCTACAAGGAAGATAGGCATGGCAGTGAGCGATGGACGAATATGGCCTCATTTTCCAATGCATCGTCACTATTTCGATTTAGGAAAATATCTGGAATTAAGGTTACAACCAAAATGGTTATAGCATGTGAAGATGGAAGATACCAGATTTTAAGTGTTGAAGATGTAAGAGGCCGTGGAATGTATATTGAGGTTTTGGCAGAAAAGCTGGAATCATCAACTGTGAGGTGATGGATGTGGCAAAAGTTAATATAAAGATGCCGGAGGAATTTCTTTTAAAGGTATCCCGGTTAGCTGACCAGACGGATGTAATTCTTCCTAAGGTATTGGAAGCCGGTGGTGAGGTTGTGTTGGATAAAGTCAAAGGAAACCTGAACGATGTGGTCGGTAAGGATACGAAATACCCATCCAGAAGTACTGGTGAGCTTATATCTTCATTAGGACTCTCAGACGCAAAACAGGATAGAGACGGTAACTTCAATGTGAAAGTCGGCTTTATGGAGCCACGGTCTGATGGGGAGAGCAATGCTAAAATTGCTGGCATCATTGAATATGGAAAGCATGGCCAGCCTGCAAAACCTTTCTTAAAACCGGCAAGAACTGCATCCAGGAAATCTTGTATCAATTCAATGATAGCCAAGCTGGAAGAGGAGATCAACAAGATATGAATATTTTAGAAGAACTGAATACCCTCATAACCGCCATATCGCTCCCCGTGGAAACCGGAGTTTTTTCCGATTTGGCACCAGATGAGTATGCCGTGATAATCCCACTTTCAGATATCTTTGAAGTCCATGCAGATAATCGCCCTGGGTTCGATGTACAAGAGGCACGGATATCGCTGTTCTCAAAGAATAATTACTTAGAGCGGAAAAGGCAGCTCACGCAGACTTTATTGAATGCCGATTTTACAGTGACTGAGCGTCGGTATATCGGTCACGAGGACGATACCGGATATCATCATTACGCCATTGATGTGGCGAAAAACTATAGATTGGAGGAATAACACATGGCAACTATTGGTCTAGATAGACTGTACTACTCAAAAATCACTGAAGATGTTAACGGCGAAGAAACCTACGCTGTGCCTTCGGTGCTCGCAAAAGCCATCACCGCCGAACTCTCAGTAGAGCTGGTGGAAGCAATTCTGTACGCGGATGACGGTGCTGCAGAAGTTGTGAAGGATTTTAACAGCGGCACACTAACCCTCGGCGTGGATGACATTGGCCCGACAGTCGCTGCGGATTTAACAGGTGCATCAACCGATGACAACGGTGTGCTGATCTCTGCAAGCGAGAATGTGGGTACACCTGTAGCGGTAGGCTTTCGTGCACAGAAGGCAAACGGGACATACCGATATTTTTGGCTGTACCGCGTAAAATTCGGACTACCCGCAACGAACCTACAGACAAAAGCTGACTCTATTACCTTTTCAACACCTACTATTGAAGGAACCGTTATGCGCAGAAATAAGCTGGATGGCATGGGTAAACACCCTTGGAAAGCAGAGGTTACAGAAGGCGATCCCGGTGTTTCATCGACCACCATCACCGGTTGGTTTACTGAAGTTTACGAACCGGTTTACACACCGGAACCATAGGAGGAAAAAAGATGGATAATGAGAGAAGCTCCGCTATCAACATTGGCGGCAAAGAGTATGAACTTGTTCTAACCACACGTGCGACAAAAGCGATTGCCGGTCGATATGGTGGTCTTGAAAACCTTGGAGAAAAACTGATGAAGTCAGAGAACTTCGAGATGGCACTGGACGAGATTGTTTGGCTAATCACGCTACTTGCAAATCAATCCATTTTGATTCGCAACCTTAAGAATAAGAACGCACCTGAGGAATTGCTTACCGAGGAAGATGTAGAACTTCTCACTTCACCTCTTGACTTGGCTGCATATAAAAATGCAATTACCGAAGCAATGTTTAAAGGTACAAAGCGCGACGTTGAAAGTGAGGAAGAAACTCCAAAAAACGTGGAAGTCGGGTAACGGACTCAGAAGTCTTTACCCGGCTTTTTTACTATGGAACAGTTCAGATGGGCATGGATGCAGAGGATTTCTGGCTTATGCCTATCGGACTGTTTTTTGATTTATGGGCCTGCCATAAACAATGGCATGGAATTGAAAAGCCGAAGAAAACCCGGACTATTGACGATATTATCCCGCCGAGTATTTAGGAGGAGGTGAAGGCATGGCAGACAATTTTGGTTTAAAAATAGGTGTTGAGGGCGAGCGTGAATTTAAGAAAGCTCTTTCCGAAATCAATCAGTCCTTTAAGGTACTGGGCAGTGAAATGACCCTTGTAACCAGTCAGTTTGATAAAAACGATAAATCCATACAATCAGTTACCGCTCGAAATGCAGTTCTGAATAAAGAAATCGACGCACAGAAAGAGAAGATTTCCACACTCAAGGCTGCTCTTGACAATGCCTCCTCCTCTTTCGGTGAAAATGACCGCCGTACCCAGAACTGGCAGATTCAGCTGAACAAGGCACAAGCAGAACTTAACGGTATGGAGCATGAACTTGAGGAGTCTACAATCGAAGCGGATAATCTCGGCAATGAATTAGACGATTCCGGTAAAAGTGCAGAAGATGCTGGCGGTAGGTTTGATAAACTCGGAGGTGTACTCAAGGGCATTGGTGTGGCGATGGGAGCTGTTGCCGTTGCTGCTGGAGCCGCTGCTATAAAGTTAGGCAAAGAGGTTGTTCAACAGTTCGGAGAGTTGGAACAGAACCTTGGTGGCTCAGAGGCGGTTTTCGGTGCATACTCTGCGTCGATTCAGAAAACCGGTGAAGAAGCCTATAAAAATCTCGGAGTCTCCCAAAGCGAGTATCTCGCTACTGCCAACAAAATGGGTGCGTTGTTCCAAGGTTCAGGTATACAGCAACAGAAAAGCCTTGAACTAACCGAAAAGGCCATGCAACGTGCTGCGGACATGGCATCCGTAATGGGTATTGATATGTCTATGGCGATGGAGGCTGTCACAGGTGCTGCAAAGGGTAACTTCACCATGATGGATAATCTTGGAGTTGCCATGAACGCTACTAACATCCAAGCCTATGCCCTGGCAAAGGGTCTGGATTTTACTTGGAATACGGCAACACAAGCAGAAAAGGCAGAAGTCGCAATGCAGATGTTTTTTGAGAATACAGAGCAGTACGCTGGTAACTTTGCCAAAGAATCAACTCAGACCATTTCTGGTTCGATTGGATTATTACAAGCTGCGGTTGGCTCTTTTACAGCAGGACTTGGCAATGCCAATGCGGATATGACAAATTTGACTGAGAATCTTGTTGATGCTTTCAAGGCGGTTGTCACTAATATCGTACCGGTTTTAGAGAATATCGTAGCAGCATTACCAACAGCAACGGGAGCAATTTTAGCAGCGGTTGCTGACTTGCTTCCTATGCTTCTTGAATTAGTGACAAATATATTCAAGCAGGTACTGGAGGCTATTTTGAACCTTTTACCCGAACTTATACCGGCGGCGGTTAGTGCTTTAATGACGATTGTAGGTGCTTTGATTGATAATCTTCCATTGCTCATAAATGCAGCAATAGAACTGGTTACCGCGCTTGTGGAGGGTATAGGAATTGCTTTACCGCAGCTCATACCCGCAGCAGTTTCGGCGGTCACGAAGATTGTTCAAGGTTTGATTGAGAACCTGCCAATGCTGTTAGATGCGGCTTTGCAGTTGATTATAGGATTAGCACAGGGATTAGTTGAAGCAATACCTCAGCTTGTTTCTGCCTTGCCTGCCATCATCGAGGCAGTGGTGGATTTTCTTATTGAATCCATTCCAGAGATTATTGATGCGGGTATTCAGTTACTGACCTCACTGGTGACAGCATTGCCTACCATCATTACGGCAGTTGTGGAAGTAATCCCGCAAATCATCGACAGTATTATTAATGCAGTCATTGGATCAATTCCCATGATCATTGACGCAGGCATCCGCCTTCTGATATCGCTGATTCAGGCACTTCCTCAGATTATTACTACTGTAGTAGCCGCGATTCCAAAGATTATAACCTCACTGGTAAATGCCATTATTGGCAACATCGACAAAATCATATTAGCAGGTGTTCAGTTGTTTGTGGCACTAATTGCAAACCTGCCAAGGATAATTGTGGAGGTTGTTAAGGCAGTTCCGCAGATCATCTCAGGGCTGGTTAGAGCCTTCACCAGTTATATAAGCCAAATGGCTCAAGTGGGCGGCAATTTGATTAAAGGGTTGTGGAATGGTATTTCAGACGCAGGTGCTTGGCTATGGAATAAGATTTCAGGATTTTTCGGTAATGTGGTATCGAAGATTAAGAACTTCTTCGGTATCAATTCTCCCTCAACTCTATTTGCCGGTATTGGACGCAACATGGGAGAAGGTATCGGTGTAGGTTTTGAGGATGCAATGACGGCAGTTACAAGGGATATGCAAAATGCAGTACCCACAAACTTCGATTTGAATTACAGAGGTTCATTAGGACAAGGCAGTGCTACAGGCACAAGCATCACGCAAAATCTCTCAGTGGTGACACCAAAGGCTCTGTCTGAAAAAGAACTGGCAAGGGAGTTTAAAAATCTCTCCCGCAAGCTGGCACTTGAATATTAAAGGGGGTCTGACTATGGAACTTACTTATATTAATGCAAATGGCAGGAGTATCACACTCAAACAAAGCCGCCCGTATTTTCTTACCAAGATTGATGGCACAGGCAACGTAAGTCAGACCGTTAACACCTTCAAAGCGCCAGACCAGGATGGTGCTTTTTATATTTCTTCTACTTTAGATATGAGAAACATTACGATTGAAGGAACAATAGTTGCTGATAACCCTGGTGATGCTTATGCACATAGACAGCGTTTCCTTCAGATATTTAGTCCAAAATTACTCGGGACGCTGCAATACCGAGGTCGGCAAATTGCTTGTGTGGTTGAGGAGGCAGGGTTTAGTGTTTCCACTCGACAAAGGATACCGAATTTCTTTGTAAGCCTACTTTGCCCATCCCCTTTCTTCGAGACATTGGATGAGGTAAGAGAGGAACTGGCATCATGGATACCTCTGCTTGAATTCGAACTGGAGATACCTATGAGTGGTATGGAATTTGGAATGCGTCAGCCAAGTCAAATTATAACAGTGGAAAATGTTGGTGATGTGTCCTGTGGATGTGAAATTGTATTTCGAGCACTGGGTACGGTCACAAACCCTGAACTTTTAAAGATAGACACTGGTGAATACATTCGACTTCTCACGACAATGGATGCCGGAGACGAACTTCGTGTATATACTCATTTTGCTGGAAAGCGTGTAACAAGAGTGGAGGGTTCTTCGATTACAAATGCTTTTTCATTATTGGATACCAATTCGGTGTTCTTTCAGCTTTCCGCAGGTCTTAACACACTGCGCTACGATGCTTCAGTCAATATGGATCTGTTGGAGGTTAGTATTTATTTTCGTCCGCAGTTTCTGGGGGTGTAAAGATGGAGTTATATATCTACAATTCAAATCGGGAGCTTGCGGGTATCGTGGAATCCTTCGAATACCTACGATGGACCAGGCGGTACTCACAGTGTGGCTCATTTGAGTTAAAAGCCATAGCAACACAGGAGAATACAGCACTCTTAAAAGAAGGAAACGTCATTTGGAAGAACGATGATGAGGAAGCTGGGATTATTGAGCATCTGGAATTGTCTCAAACTGAGCAGGAAATCATCACTGCAAGCGGACGATTTGCTACATCATTTCTTGCCCGACGTATTGTATGGCAAACGGAGAAACTGTCCGGAGACATTTCGATTTGTGTGGAGCAACTGATTAATAATAATCTTATCAATCCTTCTGATGCAGCAAGGAAAATTAGTGGGATATCATTTTTATCACCGAACTTAAATGTGCCCATCAGCACACAGGTATCGTATCGAAACTTGATGGATGTGATAACAGAACTATGTGAGGTTTCAGAGGTTGGAATCAAGACCGTATTTACACCCTCAAATGGAATTTTAACCGTAATGTTATATATGGGATTGGAGTCACAGGCAGTGTTCTCAAAGGAGTACGAGAACCTAACTGAACAAATTTATACTATAAGTGCTGCTGATTATGCTAATACCGCACTTGTCGGCGGCGAAGGTGAAGGTGCAGACCGGACATTTGTAGCCATTGCAAGTGGTTCTGGAGAGGCACGGCATGAAATCTTTATAGATGCAAAAGACCTGCGGAAGGATGATTTCGGAGCAGATTACATTGATACTCTGATTTTCCGTGGCCAAAGTAAGCTGAATGAGCAGGCGATTCGTTATTCTTTCGATACTTCCATTAACCCTCACGGTAATTTGTCATATAAGACAGACTATGATCTTGGGCAGACTGTCAAAGTTATTTCCAAGGCATGGGGTGTATCAATGACAACACGTATCACTGAAATAGTAGAAACTTATGATGCGAATGGCCAGAGTGTAAGCGTAGTATTTGGAAAAGCTGAATTGACAATAGCACAGAAAATTCGTTCCGATATGAGCCAAGTTAAAACAACAATATCTGCTCCAACCGGTATTTCTGAGGTAGCTGAGGCAATAGGAAATGTGACAGAAACTCTTGGTGATTTAAACGAATTAGACCCTAAAATCCAAGGAAATAGCGTTACCGATAGTATTAACAATCTGTTTGGAAAACTACCTGCACTCGAGAATTTTGTAGGTGCGGGTACAACATCGGTCGGCCAATATGCTTTGCACAACATGGTACCTGGAGATGCCTTTTACTTTACCTCGTACAGTGGTAACAAGTTCAGCGACCAGCCAAATGAGAACGGACACATCTTTTTGATAAAGCATAATGGAGACAACACAGGAAACGGTTACCAAAGGGCGATGGGGTTCTTTATCAGTAGGGATACTATGACGTTCTATGTTATTTCTGTTTTCGTATTCAATAACCCGTCCGGGCAGGCGAACTGGCTAAGCTTTCCGCTCGGTGCACTTACGGATATAGCTGCTGCCGTTCGAGGAAGCACCTTTGCATCCAGCATTAACAATGTCTATAACGCTCCAGTTTCAGGGACGAGAATTGCAAATGGTGCTGTCACTACCGCAAAGATTGCTCAGGAAGCTGATACCTCAATAACCTACTCACTTGGAAGTGGCGTGACAATGGGTTTTAATATGTCATTTGTAAATAAGGGTGTTGTTTCAATCGGAATGCAGATTAACGTGGGTGCTTCGGGAGTTGCTTCCGGAGGCACGATTCTAACTATAACAAATGCAAATTTTTACCCTTACTCTACGGTACGCGCTGTGGCAACTACTGTGGGTGGTAGCGGAACAAGTATGCCAATTACAATTAACACAAGCGGTGTGGTAGCAAACGCGGCTTCTTCTACACTGCCTACGGGTTTTTACCTTATATCTTGCTCTTATGCGAGAGCTTAAAGGGAGGAGAGCAATATGGAGAAAAGCGGATTTTTCAACTCATCTGATGGAGATAGAGTCTATGATGCAACTGACTTCGCTGAATATTTCGGAAGTCTTGTATCTAACGGTGTATTTTATGCTACACCAACAAACCTACAGGTTTCTACTGCAATTGGATTAGCAGTGAGTATTGCAGCAGGAAGTGCATGGATTAATGGATATAGATATGAAAACACGGATGCTCTTAACATTCCACTGACTACGGCAAATGGAAGCAATCCTCGTATTGACCGGATTGTTGTTCGTTTAGACCAGATCAGCAGAAGTATTAAGATTGCAGTTGTTGACGGAACCCCGGCTGCTACACCTGTGGCTCCGGAATTGACAAGAACCAGCGATATCTATGAACTTGGAATCGCAGACGTGCTTGTACCGACGGCAGCCACATCGATAGTTACAAATAACATTATGGATACCCGTATGAATACCACTCTTTGTGGTTTGGTGAATTCGTTAGTATCGGCAGTCTATGAATAGGAGGTGAATTTCAATGGCAGATATTAATGGCATAACACTGCAGGCAGGCACTGGTCCTTCAGTTTTTTACACTATTACCTATACCAAAAGCCGCCCAAACAATAACCAGATGACCTATAACTTTACCATATCTGCTGCATTGGGTTCATCTGGCTCTTTTATCCACAACGGCTATGCTCTACTTTGTACCATGACCGTAAATGGTTCTTCCTCACAGGTACGAATAAAGGCAGAGGACGGCGATAACTGGGATGGAACTACACCAAGACTTAGGTACGTTTCAGTGACCTGTGCTTCAACAACGGGGAACACTGCACAGGGTGTGCGCTTTCGAGTAGTCTCAGATGGGAGGCTTACGCTCTCTTCAGGTGTGATTGACAATTCAAGCTACACGGTGCTGAGTTCACCACTCCTAACGACAGCCTGCGGAGCACCGACTTCTTGTTCTGTAAGCTCTACACTCGCGGAAGGTAGTGTAACCCTTTCATGGAGCGGAGCATCTGGCGGTATAAATAACGCAATTTCGAGTTATGAGATACAATACAGTGATTCCTCTGATAACTTAACATGGGGAGCATGGACAGCACTGACCACAGTTACCACTACGGCCACAAGCGGTAGTGTGAATACATCGCCGCCAACCGTTAGAGGTAATTACCGAAGATTTCAAGTACGGACTCGTGGTACAGCAGGAGCGAGTTATTACTCCGGATGGAAAGTATCAACTAACTCCGTTCGAAGAAATACAGCACCTAAGTCAGCTACAACAGCCGTTGCATCTCCTGCAGCATATAGCGATGAGATTATTACACTGACTTGGAGTGGTGCATCAAGCGGTACCAGTCCAATAAAGGGATACCAAATTGCCAGTCGTACATCCACGGATAATGTCACATGGAGTACATGGAATGTGCTGACCACTCTGATTATAGCGGCAAGTGGAGGTAGCTATAACCCAAATGTATCAAGAGTTCCAGGAACATATACTCAGTTTGGCATTTGGACAATCGACACATTCGATGTTTACTCGGTGGAGAAAGTCAGTAACAGTATTTATTGTAATATAACGGCTTGTGGAGCACCGACAGCGTGCTCAGTAAGTGCAACTTTAGCTGAAGGAAACGTCTCGCTCTCCTGGAGTGGGGCATCTGATGGTGCAGGTAATGCCATCACTTCTTATGAGATACAATTTAGTGACTCAGCAGATAACATCAACTGGGGTGTTTGGACAGCACTTACAACGGTGAACACTTCTGCAACAAGCAGCATCTTAAGCATCAGCCCACCAACTACGCGCGGAAATTATCGTCGATTCCGAGTAAGAACGCGAGGAACAGCCGGAGAAAGTTTCTATTCTGACTGGACGATATCTAGCAACAATGTCCGTAGAAATATATTGCCGATACCACCGACAACCTTTACTGCTTCTCCTCCGATATATGAGGTCACAAAAATAAACCTTTCATGGAGCGGAACAATACCTGGAACCAGTGCTATTAAGCAGTATGTTATTCAACAGGCAACATCGACAGACGGAGTAAATTGGTCGGCATATGAGGCACTGACTATTATCGTTTCAAGCGCTACTTCTGGTATCCTCGAGGTGAATGGTTCACAAATAGCTGGTTTGTATACTCGTTATCGTATCAGTGTAACCGATACATTGGATGCAGTCTCAGCTTATGTAGTCAGCGGAACAGTAAAGAAAAATAGTCCGCCTGCCTCACCGACAATCTTCTGCCCGATGTCTGGTAAGTTTACTTATAACGTTACACCGCGCTTCATGATTACAACAGGCATAGAACCGGATGGTCAGACACAGATTGTGGAGGTCAAGATTGATTCTGGTCCATGGCATAACAGTGTGGCCAATCCCGAGAAGTTTTCTACAAGTGGTTATCTCGGCAGTGGTGTTAAGACGGTTTACCAAGCTGAACCTCTTTCTGTAGGAAATCATACGGTTACCTTCCGATGCCTTGACAGTGATATCGAGTCAGCAAGCACAGAGGTTGTTCGTACCTTCGCGGTATTGGAATTACCTTTTGAAACCATCACTGTTAATGTGACACATGTAAAGGCAACACATATTCAGACGCTCCGAACCGCTGTAAATAGAGTGCGTAGCTATTACAACCTTTCCCCCGTAAATTGGAGAGAGGAGATCATTACAGGAAAGACCGCTATCAAGAGTTGGCCGTCCCACATTATTGAAATTCGTAAAGCTATTGATATTACTATTGCAGTAATAAATGATTTTGACTCTTCAACGACATTCGACATACCAGCCTTTACATGGCTACCTATTGGAATGGGGCGGCCAAAGGCAGATGTCATGGAACAAATACACAATCTTCTTCTGATGTTATAAGGGTTGATAAAATACAATTCAGCGCTCTTGCGATTTGCAGGGGCGCTTTTCAATACACAAATTCAACTTAACGGAGGTGTTTTTAATGAAAGAAATATGGAACTGGGTACAGTTAGCCTTTGCAGCTGTTGGTGGATTTCTCGGATGGTTTCTCGGTGGCTATGACGGCTTTCTCTATGCACTGATAGCTTTTGTTGTTATAGATTATCTGACAGGTGTTCTATGTGCAATTATTGATAAAAAGCTGTCTAGTGAAATTGGAGCTAAAGGGATTTTCAAAAAGGTACTTATCTTTGTAATGGTGGGTGTCGCTCATATTCTTGATACGCAGATATTAGGTAGCGCTGGTGAAAATGGTGGTGTACTTCGCACGGCGGTAATCTTCTTCTATCTAAGTAATGAAGGTGTATCCATTTTGGAGAATGCCGGGCATATTGGACTTCCTATCCCGGAAAAATTAAAAGAGGTTCTAAAACAGCTGCATGGGCGTAATGACGAGCCTCCTAAGTCAGGTGATGGACTATGATTGATTTAACAAAAGCAGTAACTGTGTTCATTGGCCGCCGTGGAGAACACTTTTTTCGTCACCTTGAGTTTGACGTTTCTAGTTTATTGGATGGCACTTATCCAGGAGCAGCTCTTAATGCTATATACAAAAGACCTGATGGCATTGCTTATCCAGTGGTTACTACCTATGCTGATAGCGTTCTAACATGGTCTCCTAGTGCAACGGACACACAGCTCGTCGGTGTCGGTCAACTGGAGATAAGGGTTACTTATGGAGATGTAGTCGGTAAAAGTGCTAGGATTCTAACTATTGTTGAAGAGGCACTTGTTGACGGTATAGTCGAACCACCCGAACCGCCTGCCCAGGAATGGCTCAATCTGGTGCTTTCTGCCTTAGCAGAATTAGACATTGATGAGATTAATAATCTGCTAAATCTCATTTATAACCTGCTAAATAACAACTATGATTTGCTAAACACCACACACAACCGGTTGAACGATACCTACGGCTTAGTCAGTGATAACTATGAATTGTTAAACACTACAAATAGTCTGTTAAATGATAACTACAATCTGCTAAACACCACACACGATCTAATTGAAGACATGCGTGATACATTATACATGAGGACTGGTATTATCCTTAACCATTTGCATCCAATAGAAACTGCTACTGCTCCGGATATGGTAAGCCGAAGAGGGGCCATCACATTTACTGGCATAAATAGTGGCAATAACGTAATCCTCGGCCCGGTAACATATACATTTGTTACATCCTTGGGAAGTCCGACCGCAAACAATGTGCAAGTGTTAATTCAAGGCACCCTTCGCAATTCTGTTAAGAAGCTTGCAGAAGCTATAAGGGGTATTCAAGATGTAGCGAATATTGCTTATGGGGTAGGAACAACACCAAATCCGGTAAGCACAGCCTATTGGACGAGTCGGATTTTCTCCATTGGTGATGTTACCATTCCTTCCGGTGAGAGCCTATTCTTATTGGAAAGAGCCGAAAATGCTACAACACCATTTAACCTTACCTCTACTGCATCAGCTACTATCAACGCATTCACCAGAGCAAGCTATTTAAAATATGTCCTTAGCGGTAATGCTACCGGAGCAGGCGGTGTTAATAGTGTTCGAGGACCTTTGCAAACATTATTGCCCATTGGTAGTGTGGTCATAGGCGGACAGGGCGGATTACTTTATCCCACGGCTTATGATTGTCATTTGGTTACTCTTTGCCGTCAATCGGATACAAGTGAAAAAGAACTAGACCTATATATATCAAACGATGAAGTGAACTTTACCAGAATATCACGCAGCACGCCTATCGGTGCAGATAGTTCAAATGCTGGGTTGCATATTGATATTCAAATGCGTCAAAGCCGGGTGCCTTCTGGTTATGGGCTGTATATCAGCATGGGAAGTGATGGAACATCGGCGAGTGCTTTTTGTGATTTGAAGTTTACCTACCACCTATACCCTGTCAATCTTGCGACAATTTGAATATGAGGTGATTTTAATGAATTTACGCAAGTTAATACTTACGAATAATGCTTGCTTTAAAGCAGGTAAAACGATAATCCCCAAAGGCATCATGGTTCATTCTACCGGGGCAAATAATCCATGGCTGAAACGCTATGTTGGCCCAGATGA